GGTACTAATCAGGCAACACCACCTAGAGTTAGTGAATTCAGGGCAATTGCATTATCATGATACCTGTAAAAGATAACTATGCTCTTTACAGAGATGAAAATTCAAACGCAATTGTATCTACTGATATGACTGAGTACAAAAAGTACATTGATGCTCGTAATCAAAAACAAAATGAGAAAGCAGAATTAGATGAACTTAAAGGTGAGATTAAAGAAATTAAAGAAATGTTAAGGAGTATTGTAAATGGCAACTAGATCCTTCACTTTTGATTCAGAATCTGATTACCCACCAGTATCAGATTTGGTGATAAATGTTGGTGCGTCATTTACTTGCACTTATACTGTTAATACTCCCGCTGGTTCAGCGTATGACTTTACAAATCATACACATTTGTCCGGACAATTAGCAAAACATGTTGGAGCAGCAGCAACATGCACTTTCACATGTGGATTCACTAGTGCTTATGATGGGAAGTTTCATATTGGTTTGACTACTACTCAGACTTCAGAATTAGCAGATGGTAGATATTTTTACGATGTAAATGCGAAGACTGGAACAACGGTAAATAGGATAGTAGAAGGACAAATTCTAGTTAGAGGTGGTATATCTTCTACCCTTTAATAAATAATTAGAAAATTGGGAATATGGCGAAGCCTGCTTCTAGAACCGAACTCATAACATACGCTAAGAGGCAACTGGGTGAGCCGGTAGTCGAAATTAACGTAGCGGATGAACAGTGTGAGGATCTTCTAGATGATGCCTTTCAGATGTTTCAGGAGAGGCATTATGATGGCGTTATGAAGATGCCTTTGAAATATAAGATAACACAAGATGATATTGATAGAGGAAGAGCAAGAGGTGGTAATAATTCAATTGGTATAACAACTACAACTGGAACTTCAACAGTTGGAATATCTACTACTTTTGATTTTGAAGAGAATTCCAATTTTATTCAATTACCAGATACTATAGTTGGTGTTGAGAAGGTTATGAGGTTCGATGGTTCGAACACCATGACTAATAATATGTTTAGTGTGAAATATCAGTTATTCTTGAATGATGTTTATTACTGGGATTCACTAGAATTATTAACATATTCTATGGTGAAAACCAAGTTATCTGATATTGATTTCTTATTGAATACTGAGAAACAAATTAGATTTAATATTAGACAAGGAAGGTTGTATCTTGATGTTGATTTTGGTGAACTTACCGCTGATGATTATCTTATTATTGATTGCTATAGAATTTTAGATCCATCAGATTTTACAAAGGTTTATAACGATAGGTTTGTCAAGAGATATTATACTGCTTTACTTAAGAGGCAGTGGGGACAAAACCTTATCAAGTTCCAAGGAGTTAAACTTCCAGGTGGTATTGAGTTGAATGGAAGACAAATGTATGATGATGCCCAACTTGAAATAGATAAAATTAATGAGGAAATGCTACGTAGTTATGAGATTCCACCTCTTGACATGATAGCATAATGGCATTAAATCCGTTCTTCACACAAGGAACTCGTAACGAGCAGAATCTTCTTCAATCTCTAAACAATGAGATGATTAAGATTTATGGTGTTGAATGCTATTATCTTCCTAGAAAGTATCTGACAACTAATACAGTTATCAGAGAAGTAGTTCAGTCTAAGTTTGATGATGCTTATCCATTAGAAGCATATGTCCAGAACTATGATGTCTATCAAGGAAATGGTACAATACTGTCAAAATTTGGTGTCGAAGTACAGAATGACATCAACTTGGTTATTTCAAGAGAAAGATTCGAAACATATATACAACCTCTTATTAGAAACGAAACGGGAATTAAATTATCCTCCAGACCTAAAGAAGGAGATCTTATCTGGTTCCCACTTGATGATAGGTTATATGAAATTAAGTTCGTCGAGCATGCGAAGCCCTTCTATCAATTAAAAGAACTTTATGTCTATGAATTACAGTGTGAAGTCTTCCGTTATGAGGACGAAACGGTTGATACAGGAATTGGTACTATTGACGATGAAACAGAAGAGATTGGATATTCACAGACTCTCACACTTACTGGTGTCGGAACAACAGCTACTGCTGTCACCACATTTAGAGACGGCGGTGTTCAGTTCATTAATCTCATTAACCCTGGAAGTGGATACAGAGCAACACCCACAGTTGCTATTTCTTCAGCTCCAGCTGGCGGCATTGATGCTACTGCTGTAGCAATTACGACTAGTAAAGTTGGACTTACTACATCATTTGCTATTGAAAGTATAATGATTACAGATCCTGGTGCAGGATATCTGTCACCACCATCTATATCATTTAAAGGTGGAGGAGGAACAGGTATTGCTGTTACAGTCGGTATTGCGACAACTGGCAGTGTTGGTGTGGTAACTATTACTGATAATGGTTCTGGATACTACGGAACTACCCCTACAATCACCTTTGCGTCCCCTGGAACAGGTGTTACGGCACTAGGAGAGGTTGTAGCAGTTGGAGGTACCATACAGTCTGCTAGACTGTCTAACGCTGGTTGTGGGTATACTGAGGTACCAACAGTCACTATTAGCAATCCTGGATTGCTTGGTTCTGGAGACTTTTACTTCAATGAGGAGGTTACAGGTGGAACCACAGGTACCAAAGCACGTGTTAAATCCTGGGACGCAAGTACTAAGACGCTTGTGGTTGGCATTGCAACAGGAACATTTAACCCAGGAGAGTCGATCACTGGCGACGAATCATCAGCAGTTTATACTCTTGCAGTGGATACTACTGACGATCTGGTGACACCATACGCAGATAATGATACAATACAAACAACGGGTGATGATATTCTTGATTGGACCCGTAGTAACCCATTTGGAGATGCTTAATGGAAAGTCAGTATGGTTATTATGATCCTGATGGAGATGTGGATTGGTTCCCACCAAATCCTTTAGATTCTATGCCTATTGCTACTGATAATGGTGGATTTGACTGGGAAGACACTGCACCTTCAGAGTATGAACCTCCTACAGAAGCAGAAATGCCAGCAGAATTAATGGAAGTTCCTACTTCAGTAAAGAATCCAAAACCACAAAAACCAGAAAAGAAAGAGGAAAGTATACATGAAAAGATGTATGAAATTGCAACTGCCAGATACAACCCATTCTCTTTAGGTGGTTCTGAAAATTGTGATTCAGATGTTACCTGTAATATAGGCGGGTCAGAGAATCTAAATAGTAGATAGTTAAATCGGTATTATAGTCTGTGTTTGAATATTTCTATCATGAGATCCTGAGAAAAACCGTTATCGGTTTTGGAACCCTCTTTAACAACATTCAAATAAAGCATGTTGACAGCAATGCAAAAACTGTCAGCGTGATGAAGGTGCCACTTGCTTATGGTCCTATTCAAAAGTTCCTAGCAAGAATTGAGCAAGCACCAGATTTGAAAGGAGCACCAACTTTAACTCTTCCTAGACTATCTTTTGAATTTACTGGATTAAGTTATGATCCGTCTAGAAAGGTAACACAGACACAAACCTTTTTGACTGCTCCATCAAGTGATAAGACTAAGGCAAAGAAAGTCTATATGCCAGTCCCATATAATATGTCTTTCGAACTTAATATGATTGCAAAGGTAAATGATGATGCTTTGCAAATTGTTGAACAGATATTACCATATTTCCAACCTTCTTATAACCTAACAATTAATTTACTCTCCACCATTGGTGAGAAAAGAGACGTTCCTGTAGTTTTGGATAATGTTTCTTTCACTGATGATTATGAGGGAGATTTTTCAGAACGTCGAGCATTAATTTATACTCTAACATTTACTGCCAAAACATATCTCTTTGGCCCTGTACCTGATGCTTCTAGTGGATTAATTAAGAAAGCAACTATTGATTACAGTACTAGAAAAGGTAAGGACTTCAGAAGAGAGGTTCGTTATAGTGTCACACCACGTGCTATTAAGGATTACACTAATGATGGTACTACATATCTCGATGAGAATGTAGATGATAAGGAGACACTAATTACAGTAGGTTCTTCATCTGCACTATCTGTAGGAGATAGAATCTATGTAGATACTGAAACCATGAAGATTACAGAGATTGATGGAAACAATCTCGTTGTTCGTCGTGGTGAAGATGGAACTTCTGCAGCAGAACATACCAATGGTACTACTGTAGATCTTATTGATTCTGCTGATGATGCACTCGTTGAAATGGGTGATGACTTTGGATTTAATGAGACTACCTCATTCTTCCAAGACTTTAAACAGTATAGTCCATCTCAAAATGCTGACGTTGATGCTTAATTATGGCAGATTTTACCGAGTTAGAAAAGACTTTCGATGTAGCATCTGAAGTCGTAGCTGACGTTAAGAAGGTTGGTATCCAAAAACCACCCCTAGACAGGGATAAGACGGATATCAGAAATGACTACGAATACACAAGAGGCAATTTATACTCTATCATTGAGAAAGGACAAGAAGCAATTAACGGAATTCTTGAACTTGCTCAAGAGAGTGAAATGCCTAGAGCATACGAAGTTGCTGGACAACTCGTTAAGTCAGTCTCAGATGCCACCGACAAGTTAATGGACTTGCAGAAGAAACTAAAGGAGGTAGAAGAAGAAACTGTACAAAAGGGCCCATCCACTGTTAATAATGCATTATTTGTTGGTTCAACTAATGAACTTGCAAAGATGTTAAAAGATGCAGCTAAAGCACAAAATAAATAAAGCTATGGTAAATAAAACTCCTATTGCTGATCTTCCGTCGATAGACGAGTTTATTGTTGAGCCTGATTTACCATCTGTATCAGAATTCCTCGAAGAAGAAGTAAAAGAAGAGGAAGAAGTAATTGAGGAAGAGGTATATAATGATGCTGAAGGTAATCCGAAGATAGAAGTTGTAGATATTCTCCAAGCACCTCAGTGGGGTGAATTGGTACGGATGGTTAATGATGTCCGTGAAGCAATTCCTGAGGTACCAGAGATTAAGGACTATGCTCCTGAGTTAGAAGAAATCTCTGCATCTATTCAGAAAGTAAAAGAAGAAATTCCAATAGTCCCTGAGGTAAGGTACTATGAGAGCGAGTTACAAGAATTACGAGAATCAATTAATAAAGTTGAGGACTCTATACCATCATTACCTTTATGGATCCATAAAGTCACCGAAGTCCCTGACTTTGCATGGGTGGGCAAAGGATTTAATGTTATCGATGAAGATTTTAGAGGAGTAAGAGATACAATCTCTACTCTTGCTGCACGTGTTGAACAAGAGTTAGAGAAGATACATGAAGATAG